TTTTATTTTCTTCTGGTACACCCCATTATGTAGAACCAAGTTTAAGCAATCAAGATAGAATAAGCATTAGTTTTAATTACGGAATATGAGTTTTAAAAAAAATAAATACATTATTATTAAAAAAGCTATAGACAAGGACCTAGCTTTATTTCTATACAATTACCTATTGGTTAAAAAACAAGTTTTTGTTACTTGTTTAGAAAAAAAATATATATCTCCTTTTGAAACTATGTTGGGTTTCTATGAAGATAAGAATGGGCAGGTTCCAAATACCTATGCTTGCTATGCTGATATCGCTATGGAAACGTTAATGTTAAAGTGCCAGCCTATTATGGAAAAACATACACAGTTAAAATTAAACCCAGCTTATACTTATGCAAGAGTTTATAAAAAAGGAGATGAATTAAAAAGACACAAAGATAGATTTAGTTGTGAAATATCTACTACTATGAATCTCGGTGGTGATGATTGGCCAATCTATTTAGAACCTTCGGGAGAATTAAATAAAAAAGGTATTAAAGTAATTTTAAAACCAGGGGATATGTTAGTCTATTCTGGTTGTGATCTAGAACATTGGAGAGATAAATTTAAAGGACAAGACTGTGTCCAAGTGTTTTTACATTATAACAATAAAAAAACAAAAGGGTCTAAAGACAATCTGTTTGATAAACGTCCTCATCTAGGACTACCCAACTGGTTTAAAAAATAACTAACATGAATATATTAATATTCGGTTTACCTGGGTCAGGTAAAAGCACTTTTGCATTTAACTTATGTAAGGAAAAAGATGTTGCTCATTTTAATGGAGATGTCGTTAGAGACATGTTTAATGAAAAAAAATTTACAGAACAAGATAGGATTGACCAGGTAATACGTATGGAAAAACTATGTAATATGACAAAGAAACATTGTGTTGTAGATTTTGTCTGTCCTTATGATCAATTCAGAAGCTTCTATGATATAAAAATTTTTATGAATACTATTGAATTTGGGCGTTATGATGATACAAACAAGGTTTTTGAGAAGCCACTCAAAGTAGATTATGAAATTAGTAGCTACGATTACAGTGATATAATCAAAGAAATTACAACTAGATTTTAAATAAATCTCAATATATAGTGCTATACTATGCTACAAAAATTAGGTTTTGCACCAGGATTCAATAAACAAGTTACCGAAACAGGGGCCGAAGGTCAATGGTTTGATGGTGACAATGTACGTTTTAGATACGGAACTCCCGAAAAAATAGGGGGGTGGTCTCAATTAGGTTCAGATAAATTGACAGGAGCAGGTAGAGCTATTCATCATTGGGATGATAATGCAGGTATTAAATATGCTGCTATTGGAACTAATAGAATTCTATACGTTTATTCAGGTGGTGGCTATTATGACATACACCCAATTAGAACAACTTTAACTGGTTGTAAATTTAACAGTGCTTCTGGGCAACCGACTGTAACTGTAGACACTATTATTTCACACGGATTAGTACAAGACGATATTGTTTTGTTTAATTCTGTAACAGGTTTATCCGGATCTACTTTTCAAAATGCTACATTTGAAAACATAAAATTTATGGTTACTTCAATACCGTCTGCAAGTTCTTTTACAATTACAATGGCAACTAATGAATCTGGAACACCTTTAAGTAATTCTGGATCAGCTTCTACTCTTTGTTATTTTAACGTAGGCCCATCTCAACAGCTGGGTGGTTATGGATGGGGTACAGCAAATTTTGGAGGATCACTTGCTGGTGTTGCAACATCAACTTTATCAACAGCTTTAACAAACACTACCACAACAACCGTAGTCCTTGCTAACTCAACAGCGTTTCCTGCATCAGGAGAAATTAGAATTGGTACGGAAGATATTAGTTATGCAGCCAATGACACGGGAACAGGGACTTTAAGTGGTGGGGCTCGTGGGGCAAATGGTACGACTAAGGCTCTACATAGTGGTGGAGCAACTGTAAGTAATATTTCAGAATTTGTAGCTTGGGGCGATGCTTCTTCTGCCGATTTTACAATTGACCCTGGTCTATGGGTGCTAGATAACTTTGGTACAAAATTAATTGCACTTATATACAATGGTCCATGTTTTGAATGGGATGCATCTAGTACCACTGCCACATCAACAAGAGCAACTATTATAGCAAATGCACCAACTGCATCACGTCACGTACTGGTTTCAACTCCCGATAGACACTTAGTATTTTTTGGAACAGAAACAACAGTTGGGAACCCTGATACACAAGATGATATGTTTATTAGATTCTCGGACCAAGAAAGTATTGATCAAACAGATTCATATACAGTACGAGCTGAAAACACAGCAGGTACACAAAGACTTGCAGATGGCTCTAAAATTATGGGAGCTATTAAAGGTAGAGATGCAATTTATGTTTGGACGGATACTGCATTATTTTTAATGAAATTTGTAGGACAACCTTTTACTTTCTCCTTTGAACAAGTGGGAACTAACTGCGGATTATTTGGTAAGAACGCATGTAGAGAAGTAGATGGTTCCGCTTATTGGATGTCAGAAAATGGTTTCTTTACATATGATGGTCAACTGCAATCTATGCCGTGTTTAGTTGAAGACTATGTTTACGATGATATAAACGCTACATCAAGAGATCTTATTAATGCAGGATTAAATAATTTGTTTGGAGAATTAAGTTGGTACTATTGTACAAATGGTTCAGACGCTGTAAATAGAGTTGTTACTTATAACTACATAGATTCAACACCAGACAGACCTATATGGACAACTGGTACTTTACCTAGAGCAGCTTGGCAAGATTCTGCAGTTTTTGATAAACCACACGCAACTTACTACAGACCAGATGAAAACGATTCTTTTGATGTTGTTGGAAATACAGATGGAAGTACTATATACTATAGTCAGGAAACAGGAACCGATCAAGTAAATGCTGGTGGTAATATAACTGCTGTGATAGGAACTATAACTTCAGGTGATTTTGATATTACTCAAAAAAGAAGTAATACAGGACAAGCTGTGGGGACACCGGACCTTAGAGGAGATGGTGAATACATTATGAGAATCAGTAGATTCATACCAGATTTTATAAACCAAACAGGGGATACTCAAGTTAGTTTTACAACTCGAATGTATCCAAATAGTTCACCAGTTACCAGTAATTTTTCAATAACAAATTCAACTACTTTTAAAAGCACTAGAGTTAGAGCTAGATCTATTGCATTAAAAATAGCTAACACATCTAGTGGACAAGATTGGAAACTAGGAACATTTAGATTAGATATATCTCCAGGAGGATTAAGATAATGGCTACTGACAAAGAGATAAGAGACGCGGGTTTACTATACATACCTAAACAAAAATATTTACAGAACCCATATAATTTACCTATAGCACCAGTGCCACCGCCTGCAAGTGGGGGTATAGTAAATACAAATGCTTTTACAAATAGTGGTGGTGGAGAAACTAGGTACGACAACTCTTTTCTTCCTGACCTTCCTCAATTTAATTATGTAGACATGGTTAGAAAATATGGTGCTGATTCTAAACAAGCACAACAAATGTTAACAAAAGCAGGTGCAACTTATCCAGGTGGTTTTCAAAGTAATGAAGGTGGTTTTCAATATACAAATTCTTTTCCAGATAATTCTATACAAATGGAAAACCTTGATAATAATTATTCTGTTAAAGGTAATACTTTTCAAGGTAAACAATTTAATCAAAGTATTGAAGATGAAAAAGCTATGATTGCAGATATGGCTAGTGAGGAAGATTATAACCCAAATGCACCAGCAAATTACACATATAACAAAAATAGGTTTTCTACTATCGACGGTCAGAAAAATGTTTTTGATGTAAATGTACAAGGTGATCCAGCATTAAACCCAGGTTCAAAAATGGCTCAAGGTGATGATCCTTACAGTGAAAAAGCGTTTCAAGAAGAGGAAGATAAAAAAAGTTTTTTATCTAAAATGATTAGTAGAGCAAAACAGGTGGGTTCAGATCTTCCCGGTTGGGCTAAGGCGGCAGCAACAGCTATAGGTGGACCATTTGCAGCAGCAGTATCATTTCTTGGAAGTGGTAAAAATTATGAAAAATTTGATCCAAGAGGAAATATTAAAGGTGGGGTATATACTGTAGACGGAGTCAATTATGCAAATCTAGATAATGTAAATGATTTTTATGATAATGACCCATCAAGTTCCACTTATGGTACAACCAGATTTGACAGAGCCGCACCTAATTCATTTGCATCTTATAGAACTTTATCAGCTTACCTTAATAGAGATAAAGGTAATGATAACGATAATAATGTTACAACTACTACACCTAATACTACTACACCTAATACTACTACACCTAATACTGATTATGAAGATCAATCTTATGAGGGTGGTGGAGGTGGTGGATTTAATAATGATAACAGCACTGGATATGATGAGGGTAATTTTTGTTTCGATCCAAAAACTCCTATTCAAATGGCAGACGGTTCAACTAAAAAAATTAAAAACATACAATTGGGTGATAATACTAAAGGCGGAGAAGTTACAGGTGTATTTCAATTTAAAGCATCTGATGAAATTCACGATTACAAAGGTGTTACTGTTGCAGGTAGCCACTACGTTAAAGAAAATGGTAGATTTATTATGGTCAAAGACAGCCCGCTGTCTGTTAAGATCGATAAGATACCAGTTGTTTACTCATTAGATACAACGGGCAGAAGAATCTTTATTAACGATATCGAGTTTGCTGATTACAATGGTGATGGTGTTGCTAAAAATTTCTTAACAAATGCGGGTGTTAATTTATCTGGGTTTGATAAAGAGGTATTAAGACAAGTAGAACAAAGATTAATATAATGGCAAAAATTGTACAATCATTAACTAGAGCAGCAAAAGAATATCAACAAAAAAATATGCAATCATTGGTTAGAGATCTTGATGGTATTATTACAAAATTAAATTCTTCTTTTCAAGAAGAAGTAAAACAGGAGATAGAAGCTAAAAGTTTCTTTTTAGAATAATGGCAGTAGTAAACCAATACAAATTTGTAGGTACAGATAATGATACTACAGGAAATGCTTTAACTGTTTTTGCAACAGATAAACCTGGTGTTAATGAAACTATAATTATTAAATCTTTGCTTGTCACATCTGCAGGTACACCAAGTGTAACTGTTACTAACAACAGTATCACAGCTATTAAATCAGCAGCATTGACAGCTAATGTTACAGTAGAATTATTAACTCAACCCTTAATAGTAGAAGGTGGGTCAGTTTTTACAATAAAATCAAGCACTACAGATTCATTTGATTTTGCAGTTAGCTTTTTAAACATTAAAAAAGAAAAGGTAGACTAATGAAAGTATATGACGCTAAAGTAGAAGAGACTTACAGACACCTTGAGACCGGCGAGGTTTTTAAGGAAAGAAAAGACTGGGAAGCCAAGGGTTATAAGGCAGAAGAGATGGCACAGGACGTAAAAGTTATCATGCCGCCTCTTGATTTGTTTAGTAAAACAAAGTAAAACGGATAGACTAAGGATAAATTTATGGCAATTTCAAGAATGCAACAACCAAGACAGATGTACAATCAGGGTATGATGGTTCATGACCCTAGACAAGCCTATGGTTTAGGTGGTTTTATTAAGAAAGCTGTCCGTGGTGTTAAGAAAATTGCTAAAAGTCCTATAGGTAAAATGGCTTTACTAGGTGGTGGAATGTATTTAGCCGGTGGCGGAGGAATGCCTGGTTTTTTAGGTGGTAAAGGTCTAGGTGGTTTTGGTGGCAATAAATTTGGAGCTTTTTTAAAAGGCGGTTTAGGTAATTTTAAATCTGGTACTAAAGGTACTATGATGGGTGGTTTTTCAGACATATTTAGAAAAGGTGGAGAGACTGGTGCAGATTTTAGTATGGGTAGATTATTAGCTGGTGGCTTAGGTGCTACAGCTTTAGCAATGCCTTTTCTAGGTGGCAAAGATGAAGAAGAAGAATCAGGAGAGGTTATGGACCCAGCTTATCAAACACAAAGAGCAAGAGATTTTTATAGCGGTCAAGGCACTAAAGGTGTTGGTTTAGATTTTATGCCACAGAAAAAATATGTTAATCAAAATTTTTATGCAGCTGATGGTGGCAGAGCCGGTTACGCTAACGGTATGTTAGTAGATGATGAAGAAGATGAAATAGCTTTTGCAAGATCAGGTGCAGGTCAAAGTAGAAGACAACAACAAACATTTTTAAACATGGGTGGTGGTGCAGGAAATGCACAAGCAGAACAAATGCTTATGGCAGAATTTGTAAAATATAAAAACAAGGGTGGAGATTTATCTTTTGAACAATTTGTACAAGCAGTAATGCAACAACAAGGACAGTCTCAAGGTATGGAACAACCTACTATGATGGCAGCTGACGGTGGAATGGCTGGTATGAGTGTACCAGGATATGGAACACCTGCAGGAACTAATCAATTTGGTTATCCTAGTGGTGGAGAAAGAGTCAATGCTGCAGAAGGTGGAATCATGGATACTGAACAAGCAGAGATGATTGACATGGGTGGCAATGAAAAAGATTATAGAGAGACAGGTGGTTTTGTAGAAATGGGTGGCGAAGAAAGAGCCGACGACGTACCTGCAAGATTATCTAAAAACGAATTTGTATTCACTGCAGACGCTGTAAGAAACGCAGGCGGTGGAGATATAGATAGAGGATCTGAAGTTATGCAAAACTTAATGGATAATCTAGAACAAGGTGGACAAGTTTCAGAAGACTCACAAGGTTTAGGTGGTGGAGAAGAAATGATGTCTGAAGAAATTATAGAAGAACCAAACGGCGCGCAAGCGATGTATGAACAACAACAAGCTTTACAATCAAGGATGGCATAATGGCAATAGCAGATTTTTTAGAACCCGCAGTAAAAGATTACGCAGAGCAGGCGAAGGCTACTTACTCCGCACCAATTGATACTGACAAATTTACCGGTAGACAATTTGTTGCTGGTATGGATCCCATGCAAACAAAAGCAGCAGATATGGCTACGAAAGGTGTAGGTTCTTATGAACCTTTTTTACTTCAAGCAAAAGCTGCACAAGGACAAGGGGCCGGGGCTCTGGGACAATCAGCACAAACTATTGGTGGACTAGGTGCTTTAACGGGACCACAAGCTTACCAACCTTTTATGTCTCCGTACCAATCACAAGTTATTGATGCAACATTATCTGAGTTTGACAAATCTAGATTAGGTGGACAACAACAAATTAGAGACGCAGCAGTATCATCAGGAAATTTTGGTGGTGGTAGAGAAGGTGCTATGATGGGTCAGTACAATGCAGATTCACTAGCAGATAGATCTGCACTACAAGCACAAATGTTACAACAAGGATTTGGTCAAGCTAATCAATTAGCACAACAAAATTTTGGTAATCAAAATCAAATAGCAAATGCTCAACAAGGATTAGCGGGTGCATACGGTAATCAAATGAATCAACAGTTTGGTTTATCAGATTTTGGTAGAACTGGTATGGGTCAAGACATTAATGCTTTAGGGTCTTTAGGTGCACTCAACCAAGGTTACAATCAAGCTCAACTTAGTGCTGATCAACAACAAGCACAGACTGGAGCTTACGAACCTTATGGAAGACTTTCACAATATGGTAACACATTAACTGGTTTAGCTGGTGGTGTTGCAGGAAATCAATATCAACAACAAGGTCAGTCTAGTCCTTTCCAAACAGCATTAGGTACAGCCATGGGTCTAGGTGGATTGTACGGTAAAATTTTTAACAATTAAAAATTATGAAAACTTTAAATAGACCAATGTTCAGATACGGTGGACCCATTAAAGAGGGAATCATGGATGGTATCAAAGAACCCAGACAAAATTATAAAGAAGCGGGTGACGTAAAAAAAACACCTATAGATAGGTCATATAAATTTAGTCAAACTCCTATTGCAAAAGGTGCAAGCGGTTTGGTTAATTACGGACCTAATGCAGCAATAGCAGCAGCATATGATTTAGTTGGAGTTCCGATTAATACCCTCGGTCGTCTGTTTAATTATAACCCTGGTCTTTCCGGTACTAAATTTGTAGATACACTTACGGGTGGAAATTTTAGTAAACAAACAGGGTATGATAGAGATACTGCAAAATTTTTAGGTTTTAACACAAGTGCTAAAAAAGGTTTTACACAACCTCAAATGCAAGAAACAATTTCTGATATTGTAGACGATAAAGGTACTAAAAATACTAAAACTAAAAAAACTCCAGAACAAATAGAATTAGAAAAAGCAAATGCATTGTTAGCTAAAGAAAAATTTGCGGATAAAGAAAAAGCAAAACGTTTAGAAAATTATAGAAAAATTATGGACATTGAAGGTATGAACAAAGACGCTACATATGATTCTTTAATTGCAGCCAGTCAAGCTGTTTTAGGAGAAGGTGATTTCAAAGGCAGTCTTAAGGATGGTAGTTTAATTAATAAAATTATCGGGTCTACTAGTAAAGCATTTCAAAAACCTAGAGATACTAAAAATGCAATTAACACTCTTCTGCTTAAAAATCAATTAGCTGCTGACACACCTAGTACAGCATTAAAAGATCTGGTTGCATTAGGTATAGATACACCAGAAAAACAAGAAATGTATCTTAGAACTAAGATGGGTTTACCGGCTAATATGGGTGCAGCTAAAGCAGCTGTTCAAAAATCAGGATCTATTGGTGCAAAAATAACTTCTGATGCAGCAGAACTAATGTATCAAGATGAATACAAAGGTGACATTATTGATAAAGATAAAT